ATAGCAGATAGTCTCCTTTCTATCGCTCCCAAACGATGAACCAGCACTGAGCACGGTTGCGAGTGTGATAGCCGACGCCCTGCCGTCCGTTGGACAGCGTGGCGTTGGCCTCCAAGCTGGCGAACACTGAGCCACCCAGGGGAGCCGCCGCCATGAACCGCTCGACGGTGATGTGCTCCGGCACCTCAGAGAGGAGCCCGGCCGTGTCGAACACGGGGTCGGCCAGGCTGAGAGCGGTCGGGTCGACGACGACGCCGTAGTGGTCCGGGTCACTGTGGCCGGTCCAGTCGATGACGAAGCCGTTGCCGCTCTGCGGGTCGCTCGTCAGGTGGACGCCGTTGCGCGCGTGCTTGGCGTCCTCGAGCAGGTGGTCGGTGTTCTGCCAGCGGTAGCCCTTCTGGACGTGCGGGCAGCCACCCTTCTTCGCCCAGTAGCTCCCGGCCCGGACGCAGTACGCCCCGCCATCGTTGTGGCCGAAACACCACCACTCGTTGAACTTGATGCTGTTGTTCGCCCCCTCGAGGAGCCCGATGTCCTCCCGCGCGGCGGCGAGGATGTGCTTGCGCAGCGGAACCTTCTTGGCGTCCTCGCGCGCCTTGGCGAGTCGCTTCGCGCGACGCGCCTTCTCCTCGGGTGACAGCTTGAGTAGGTCGGGGTAGCCCAGGAGCGAGAGCAGGTGCTCACCGGCCACCGGGCGCATGGTGTCCTTGGCGTAGCCCGCCCAGTACTTCACGTCCTGGACCCGGCTGCCGGTGCGCGGGCCGAACTCGCCGTCCACGGTGAGCCCCGTTCTGAACGTGTGGAAGCGGTTGCGGTTGAGCAGCCGCTGGAGCCGCTTCACCGCGTCGCCCGTGTCCCCGTACACCAGCATCTTGCGTTGCTTGAGCCCCAGCTCCTCGAGCGAGAGCATGGTCACGAGGTCGTAGCCGTCCTGGGTCATGATGCTGTTCACTGAGCCCTCCATGTCGTCCTCTCGATGATAGCGCACGCTTCCCCGTCCCCGTCCAGTAGCCGCTTGAGGTCGCGCCTGTGGATGAAGACGTCACCGAGCTTGCCCCAGCCCCGGCCCCAGGAGTTGCGCAACCTCACGAGCCGCGTCTCCCGGTCGTAGCCGCGCAGCAGGTAGCAGTGCCCGCCAGCGTCCTTCCCCGTCGTCAGGATGCGTCCGTTGGCGTCGGGGTTGAACATGCCGCTCGTCCACGTCGTCCCGACGATGACCGTCCCGTGGCAGAGCAGGAAGGTCAGCAGGTCACCCATCTCGCATTCCTCGCCCACGGCTGTGAGCCAGAAGTACTTCTCGACGTGGCCGCGCTCCTGCAGCGCCTTGAGCCCGCTGCGCACGCAGCTTCCCATCTCGCCCTCGGGGTCGCCGTCGTGGACCTTGGCGGCGTAGTACAGGCGGTGCCCGTCGGCGTTGTGCCAGGGGTCGGCGATGGGTGAGGCGATGCCCCAGGCCGCGCAGCCGAAGCCGACGCAGTGGTTCGTCTCGCCCTGGTCGAGCACGCGCACGGACGACCACCGCTTGGCGCGCGGGACAACGCGCGCGGTCAGCCACGGCTCCACGTCGGGGACGCGCAGGTCGCGCTGGTCGGGTGGGCTCGGGACGCGGCCCAGCAACTCGGGCTTCACGATGCAACCCCAGTCGCGCTCTCGAGGGCTCGGATGATGAGCCAGGTGACTGCAGCGTTCGTTGCCACCACGACGATGGCGAGGATGACCGCGACCACGACCTGCTCCCTGGTGTACCGCTTCGGCTTCGGCTCGTCGCGGTCATCGGTGAAGTCCGCGCCTGGGTCATCGTCGCGTCGCCTCGGCGCGTGGTCGTGGTAGTCGCGCATGTGCTCGGCGTGGAACGCGGCGTGCTCGTCGGGAATGCTCTCGAGCTTGGCGAGCGCGTCCTCGCACGCCTTGAGCCTCGGCATCGGCACAGCCTGGGTCCACTCCCAGTGGCTGGTCTGCAACTGCTCGACCGCGACCATGCGCTCGGTCAGTGATTCGATGCTGGTGATGGTCTGCTCGTGGCGCTCCTCCCCGTCTTCGTTCACGGCCCGTAGCGCGATGAGCACGTCCTGAATGCCGGGGCCTCCGTTCTCGGCTCCACGGATGGCGATGTCCTGCATCGCCCTATCGAAGTGGTCGGTCAAGGCCACTTACTCCTTGCTGCGTTTGGTGTCGAGTCGGGCCAGCCACTTGTCAAATCGGCGGCTCTTGGCTCCCAGTTCCACGTCGGCCTTGTGCTCCAGGGGGCGCAGGGTGACGCGCGAGATTTCGCGCTCCTGCCGACGGTACGTCCTCGGCGCATCGTTGACGATGACCAGCTCGCCGGGCTTCATCAGCAAGCAGTCCCGGTCCTCACCGCTGGCGACGGTCGCGCTCTGGACGAAGGTCGGAGCCCCGGCGATGGGCGGCTCCTTGTGCGACGCCAGGAACAGGTCGGCCGCGTGCTCGGCGTTCTTCTTCGAGCGGATGGCGTCGGGCATTTCCTCGACCTTGGCCCGCTGCGTGTCGCCTAGCGTCTCGCTCTCTGTCCAGCGGATGAGTTCCTTCGGCCGGTCGTTCACGTTCGAGTACTTGATTCGGACGCCGTTGAAGCACTCGTCCACCGCCATGGTGATGGACGTGCCGAAGCGCGGGTCGGCCAGGCTGACGGGGTACAGTTCGTCGTCGCGCGCCGCCCCGAGCGTCGTCGGCTTGCGGTAGGTGAAGCGGTCCTTGGTGGCCTCGTAGTCCCAGTCCACCAGGGTGTCGACCTGCTGCAGCGCGTCCAGTCGGGTGAATGGAATGCTCTCGAAGACGAGTTGGTCGCACTCGACGCCGGACGTGTCGGGACACCAGAAGCGGTCGCCCGACCAGTACGGGCTCACGATGTGCTCGACTACGGCTTCGGGCGTCACGTTGCGACGGAGCGGGCTGGCGTAGATGCTAGCCTCGAGCAGCCGCACTCCCCACTGCGGCGGGTCTGCAAGACGGTACTGGTCAGCCCCGCCCGGCACGTAGTCCTCGTTCTGCTCCACGTAGGTTTCGGTGCTCAACTGCTCGACCTTCAGCACTACGCAGCTCACCGGGTCCACGTCGATGTTCGCCGCGTCGATGGTGTCGATGCGCCAGTACCGCCATGCCTCGTCCAAGCCGACGCTGCCGATGTCTGGAAGGTCGATGTACTGCCGGTCGAGTAGCGCCAGGTTGTCACCGTCGATGTGCTTCCGCGCGTAGATGCTCATGCGGTAGCGAGTACCAGCCAGGGCCGCCTCGGTGCCGCCTATCTGGACCTTGAGCACCGCGTCGGTGATGCGGTCGTCAGTCAGCAGGCCGTCGAAGAGGGCGTAGTAGATGCGCGCCGACGAGTACGCTGGCGGGTCGGAACCGCAGGCGTCCAGGTACGCCAGCCATTTGCCGTCAAACGCGTCTAGCGGTCCTTCTGCGCGCAGGAGTGCATCGTAGTGGCGCGCCACGCGGTCGAACGACAGTGCCCCGCCTGGCCCACAGAACTCGGGTGGGTAGCGCGTTGGCTTGACCTCAATCAAACTTCCCCCTCCCGGTGTAGACCGTGCCGCCATCGGCCAGTTGTGGCCCAGCGTAGCGCACGATGACCAGGCCGTGCTGGCCGCTCGCGCCAGCCATATACCCGCCCGCGCCGCCGCCGCCGTTGTTATCCGCGCCCGCGCCCGACGACCCGTCACCCTGTTCGAACCCGCTCACGACCGCCCCGCCGCCGCCGCCCGCCCAGTAGGTGTCAAGCTGCCCAGTCTCGGTGTGCAGCCAGTTGCAGGGTCGACCGTCGCCACCGCGCGCTCCGGTGTCGGCCGTACCGGCTACGCTCTGCCCCGCGCTGCCCGCGCCGCCGCCGCCGCCGCCGTGCTTGCCGTACCAGGCTTGGTACCATCCCCAGCCGCCGTTGTGGCCCTGGCCCTCGATGCCCGCGCCGCCGCGGCGGTATGCCTCCACCGTCGCGTCGTCCCAGACCGCCCCGCACCCGCCGCCGCCGGAGCCGCCGCCGCCCGGAGCAATCCAGCCGTTGTTGCCCTCGCCGTTGCCGCCGCCGCCGCCGCCCCATGCGGTGTGAATGCCGAAGATGCTCATAGCCCCGCTCGCACCCGGCCCGTTACCGGCGAAGCCGACGCCACCCGCGCCGACGCCAGTTGCAACGCTACCCCACGACCAGCGGTCAAACTCCATGATGAACCCGCCCGCGCCGCCGCCGCCGGAGAGCCCGATTGTAGGTGCGCCGCTCCCGCCGCCGCCGCCGCCACCACCGATAACGAGCACGTCGTGCTGCAGCGCCCACCCGTCCTTCACGCGGAGTCCGTAGTAGCCGTCTTCGGCGTCCGGGTCGTACTCCCAGACGTGGATGGTGTAGCCGTAGGTATCGGGCCAGGACGGGTCCGTGTTGTCCTTCTGCGAGCCCCTGCGCGCCACGTTGACCTGCAGCCCATGGTCGCTGCGCGTCACCTGGTAGCGTTGCGCACCAGCACCCGGAACCAGAATGTGCAGGTCGTCGTCACTACGCCCGACGACGAAGCCCCCGTCAGCCGCGCCCTGGTCGGGAGCGTAGATGTGCGGCTGGCTCACGGAGCCCCGACCTCGAACGTACTCGCACTACCGCTCGCGCCCTGGTCCGTACGCCACGCGCTGAGCCTGCTGTCGACGTACACCCGCCGGAAGGCTTCGTGCTCCTCCTTGAGACGGGTAATCCACCCCAGGAGCGTGACCGTGCGTCGCATGCCTTGCTCGCCGTGTTCGAGGCTGCTTTCCCGCACCCAAGCATGAAGTTGTCGACCAAGATAGTCGACGTCGCAGTTTGTCTTGTAGTCGAGGTCGCCCAGTTCGAGACGCGAGTCCCGTGCCAGAACGAAGGTCATGCTGTCGAGCCCGCCCTTCCGCGTCTGCTCGATGCTGATGTCCTGGAACTCGCTCGGGTCGACGACGGTGTACTCGCCATCTCGTGTCGCCAGACGAATGCGCATGGTGCGCAGGAGTTCCCCTCGGCTGACTGGAGCCGTCCACGACCACACGGTGGGCGGGAGCACGCGCCCCACACTGAGGCGGCCGGTCATGTTCACGGCTACGCCGAGGTCACCAGTGAGCGTCTGCTCAGCCGGGCCGACGTGGAGTTCGCCGGTGAAGTCGACGCGCATGCCCAATCCAGCCGGGTCCGTCTCGACCGCAACGAACGTCCGCAGGTCGCCGGTCAGGTCGACCGATACCGGCAGGTCGCCAGCCATGGTGACCGATGTGATCGACCCGGGAATGGTGTAGCGCACGACGACGATACCGCTGCCGCCCGCGCCGCCGCTCTGGTTCCACCCGCAGCCGCCGCCGCCTCCGCCGGTGTTGGCCGTGCCGGGGCTACCCGCTGAGTTGTGGCCCGCGCCGCCGCCGTGGGTAGCGGTCGAGTCCATGACTGCCCCGTACATTCCGCCGCCGCCCCCGCCGCCGACACCAAGACCGTGCCACGTGATGCCCGCGCCGCCGTTGCCGGGATGGCTTGCATCAGGGGGAGTGCCGCCGACTGCTCCCGCGCCGCCACCGCCGCCGGCCGGATAGTCAGCCCCGAAACCGCCGTTGCTGCCGCCCGCGTACCCTTGGGTAGCGGTTCCGCCGGCCTTCAGCACACCGCTGGCCGCGCCGCCGCCTCCGCCGCTACCGCCGCTCAGTCCCACATAGCCGAAGCGCCCGCCACCGCCGCCCCCGTAGGCAACCTGAGTGCCGAGGGAGGAGTTGCCCCCCGCCCCGCCGCTGGCGCTATCGCAGAGTACGCCGGCCCCTCCAGCGCCGATGACGGCGCTCATGCCATCGGACAGCGCCACGCCGGCAAGTTGGAGTACGCCTCCCGCTCCGCCGCCTCCCGAGGAGCCGCCGCCGCCGCCTGCGACGATGAGCACCTCCACGTTCTCAGGCGCTCCGAAGACCCGCAGCGTTCCGGCGGACGTGAAGGTGTGCACCCAAACGTCTCCGTCCTGCGTGACCGTCCCTCCGGAGCAGGAGTTGGGCGTCAGGAAGCGCAGCACGACGACGCCGCTGCCACCGGCCCCGCCGACCTTGTGCGTCGCGTCCACGAACCCCGCGCCACCACCACCGCCGCCGGTGTTCGCGGTGCCCGCGGTGCCGTCCGCCGACTGTGTGCCCCCCGCGCCGCCGCCGTGGCTTGCGCCGCCCGCAGCGCATCCAGCGTAGTAGCCGCCGCCGCCTCCGCCGCCGCCGACGCTCAGGCCGTGCCAGACGACGCCTGCGCCGCCTGCGCCTGACTGCGAGTTCGACACTGGCCCTGCGCCCGCGCCACCCGCACCGCCACCGCCCGACGACGGATAAGGGCTCGTGAACGTGCCCGCCGTGGTCCCGCCTGCGTTCCCCTGGCCGGACGTGCCCGCGCCACCTGCTCTGGTCGTCGCGCCGTCTGCGGGAGCGCCGCCTCCGGAGCCGCCCGCGAACCCGTTACCCGCCGTGCGGCCACCCTTGCCGCCGCCCACGGCCGTCTGCCCAGCGAAGGACGAGTCGTCACCGTTGGTCGCGTCGCCCCCAGTACCCTCTGACTTGCCGCCGACGCCTCCCGCTCCGACCACGACATTCATCGACCCGCTGAGCGCCACATCGGTCAACTGCAGCACGCCACCCGCGCCGCCACCGCCCGACTGCCCACCACCGCCGCCGCCGACGATAAGCACGTCCGCCTCAGTGACGCCATCAGGTACGACGAATGTGTCCGACGACGTGAACGTCAGCATGGTGTAGTCGCCGTCCGTTGTCTCGGTGTAGGCCACGCGGACCGACCTCTCAGGTGATAACGGTGAGCGTCAGCGCGCCGACCGGGAACGAGACCGGCTGCCCGGCCTCGATGTTGTACGTGTCGCCCAGGGTGCCGTAGAGGTAGCGGTTGCCGTCCACATCTGCGTCGTACAACTCGGCGTAGTGGACCCCGGTCGCCGGGTCCACCGCTGTGCCGTAGTCGAGTACGGCGTCGTTCGTGAGCCCGCCCTCGTCGTCACTCGTCCAGTCGTCGGCCATGGTGATGGCGACCCGACCCAGACCGGACGCCGTGCCTGCCACGGTCTTGCTCGGCGCGCTCGTGCAAAGCTCGAGATACATCGTGGCAGCCATAAGGGTGCCGTCCTGGCAGGCGTCGGTGATGACGTCAGCGAAGTACGGGTCAGCGGTCATCTCAAGCCTCCGGCTTCGGAATCCAGTGGGTATAGAGGGGGCTGTAGTCGGCGGCGAGCGACACCGACGGGCGACGGATGGAGCCGTTCGCATCACAGGCCGCGACCAGGAGCCGCACGTTGTCGACCCCCAGGAGCCCAGGCCCGTAGACGTAGCGGCGCGCAGAGCGCCAAGCCCCGCTGGTCAACTGCATCTGCGCGTCCAGCCAGCGCGACGTCACGCGCTGCAGGCTGTTCGCCGTGCAGTGGAAGTAGAACGGGCTCCCGTAGTCGAGCGGGAAGGGCAGCAGCCAGTCGACCAGGATTCCGTTCGCAGCCTCGCGGCACTTGCCGACGATGCGCAGGGCGGTGTAGCCGTCGCTGGCGTAGTCACCCAGGGACACGAAGCGCCAGTCGTTGTCGGTCAGCGTGATGGGCGCGGCCGACGGGTCGTTGCTGGCCCGAGACTGCGCCAGCCAGCCCTTGCCGCCCGTCTGGATGCGGCACTTGGCGAACAGCTTGTATCGGCCGACGGGGAGCGCGCTCCAGTACATCGCCCGATAGCTCGTGTCGGTGCAGATGAGCGTGTTGTCGCTGGCGTTGACGTAGCCACTGGTGGCGGTGTACGGGTCCCAGTTCGGGGCGGTAGCGTCCATCGCCAGCCGCAGCACGTCGGCCAGTTCCACGGCCGGGTCGACGCGCCCGACCACGAGCGTCTGGAGCCCTGAGCCGGTGAAGCCGCGCGTCGCCTCGAGGTCGACCGTCGTGGGCACCTCGCCGTCGATGGTCACGTCCACGACGTTCGGCGTCTCAAGGTTGGTGGCGACCTGCTGGGCGGTGACGGCTGGACCCTCGCCCCAGGGGCGCGTCCGCAGTTCGATGGGGATGACCGCCTGGTGGCCCCGGTCGAAGCGCCAGGTGTAGGGCTGCGGGAACGGCGGGTTCTTCTTCACCTGGAAGGTCACGGGGATGTCGCGTCGCGCGCCCTGCACCACCAGCGTGTTCGTGTCCTTCGCCACCTCCACAGCCAGGTTGCGAATCTGCCGGACCTTGTTGTCCGCAGCCGACTCACCGGCCGTCTCGACCCCCGAGATGAGGGCGTTGAACTTCATCACGCGCAGGCCGCTCACGGTGTCGGTCGTCTGCACCGGCTCGAAGGCGAGCGGGTTGCTGGCCTCGCCAAGCTCACGCGGCGGCGCGCCGAAGTCGGGCTCCGGTTCCCACATGATGTGAAGCGTCTCGTTCCCGAGTTGGATGGTGCCGACGTCAGCCACCTGTCGCTCCTGTCGCTGCGAGGATGCCGCTCATGGTCATGTCGGTGCTGCGCTTGCTGAACTCGCGCAATCCAGCCTCGCCGCCGACCACGGGGCCATAGAAATTCTGCTCGATGGTCAAGCCGTCGCGCGCGCCACGAAGCCCGCCGCCCTGGGCGCGAGTCGCCGGGGTGATGGTCACCCGCTCCTTGGTCTTCTCCCCTGCGGCGAACAGGGTGGTGCCCTTGGTCACGAAGTCGCCGCCAGCGGCGAAGCCGGGGAGCTTGAGCCCGGCGTTGTACAGCCAGCCACCCGGCCCCATCCACCAGTCGTACTTGAAGCGGTCGGCCTCGGCGGCTGCGTTGATTTGCTCCATGCTCTGATACTTGCCGGGGTTGGCCTTGAACGCCTCGTAGTACTTGCCGCCCGGCTGGTACTCGGGACCGGCCGTGTTCTGCTTGTAACTGAGGTACGCCTCCTCGGCCTGGCGAATCGCGTCGCGCATGTCCTGCCAGGCTTTCACAGCCTCGTAGATGAGGTAGCTGTCCACGGCGATGCCAGCGGCGATGAGCCCGTAGATGCCGCCCGTCGACGTCAACAGCGCGGGCAGGTTCTTGACCAGGCCGGTGAGCTTGCCGAAGCCTCCTCGAGCCATCGCCAGCCCGCCGTTCGCCAGCGTCTTGAGATTGCCGTTCAACGTGGAGATGGCCCCGCCCGACCCGGCCATGCCGCGCAGCCACTTGCCCATCGCCAGCCGTGCGGCGGTGAAGGGCATACCGTTGCGCATGATGCGGTACAGCCCGCCGATGCCACGACCGACTCCAGGGAGATACGAAGCCGAGCCCAGCAGCGACGTGGCCGTCTTCATGGCGTTGAGCCCACCGACGACCAGGGCGATAGCCCCGGCCGCGAGGATGAACTCGCTGGGGATTTTGTTCACGATGTCGGCCACCTTGAGCATGGCTGGCATGAGCTTCTGCTCGATGGTCCCGACAAGCTCGCCCATCTTGATTTGGGTGGCGAGCTGGTACATGGCGAGGAGCTTCTGGTCGCCCATCAGCGTCTTGAACTTCTCCATGTCTTTGTCGTCCCAGACCAGGCCCATGTCCTTGAGCTTCTTCCGGTACTCCTCCATGTCGTCGGTGCCCTTGGTGAAGTAGCCCAGCATGTTCCTGTAGCTGCGACCCATCAGCACGGCGATGTCCGAGTTGCGCACGTTGGCGTCCGACACCTCGCTCACCTTGTCGCGGAACTCGCGCAGGATTTCGGCACCGTCGCGCCATTGGCCGTTGACGTCCTTGAGGTCGATGCCGTACTTCTTCAGCACGTCGGCGGCCGGGCCGGTGCCCTGCTTGGCGAGGCCGACGTTCTTGGAGAAGAACACGAGCGACGCGCCCGCGTCGAAGCTCGTCCCCAGGATGGCTTTCATCTCGGCCACCAGAGCCGAGGCCGACTCGGCCCCGGCCCCGGTCATTCGTTGCATCGCCAGGACGTCCTTGCCGTACGCCTGGTACTTCTCGAAGCCCGACTTGGCGAACGCCGCCACCCCGCCAGCGATGGCGAGGCCGCCAGCCGCGAGCCCTGCGCTGAGCTTCGAGAACGACCGCTGCATCCGGCCGGTGCGCGCGGCTGCTTCCTTCTCGGTCTTCTCGAACTCCTTGCGCACCTTGCCCATGGTGGTGCTGACCTGTTTGCCGTCGCTCAGGATGCGGAGCATCATGTCAACGCTCGTCACCTGGGGCTCCCCTCTTGATTGTCGCGCCCATCATCTGCGCCAGGGCCATGACCCCAGCCAGCGCGTCGGTCGGGCTCTCCACGTCGCGGCCGTGGAACTCGTCGGCCAGCAACTCCGGGAGCACGTCGTCCACCGGGATGAACTCGTCCTGAGTGATGTTCGACAGCATGGACACCAGCCGCGCGTGGTGCAGCCACATGGCCCACACACCGAACGGCTCCATCCTCTCGTACAGTTGCCACTCCGTCAGCTCCCTGCTGCTCAGCTTGGCGAGCAGCGTGTCGACGCTCGGCTCCTTGAACGCCAGGGCTAGGCGGTGGTAGAAGCGTCGCCCTGGCCTCCGGAGTTTCCCTCGAGGCTCCGGATGTCCTCCTTGCTCATGCCACTGAGTCGCGCCCCGACGTCGAACACGCGCTGGAGGGCGCGGGCGCTGCGCTGCGTCAGCTTGCCCACGTCCTCGCTGGTGAACATCCGCGTGCCGTGCTCGTCGACGATAACCCTGGCGACGAACTTCGCTTTGAAGTCGTGACCGTCGAACTCGCGGTCGCCGCTGCTGTCGCGGGTGAAGACGGACTCCTCGAACGCATCCCGCTGGCTGCCGCTCATGCCACGGACGCGCACGTAGCCGCCCCACTCGGGGACGTGGACCACCTCGACCTGCTCGTCCCGAGCGTGGAGAATCTGGTCACGATTGAGGAACACGGGAGCCTTCTCCTGGGTGTCGGCCGCCGCCTCCACCTGCGCCATGTCGTCACTCATCTCGCCCTCCTGTGGTCGTCGTGCTTACGGCAGGACCAGCGTCGGGCCGTTGCCAGCCGAGTCGACGCTGACTTTCATGGTGAGGTCGGCCTGGAGCTTGTCGTTCACCGGGAAGCTCGGACCGATGTCCGTGACCAGCGCCGCGAAGCCCAGGTAGACGCCGCTGATGGGCGGGACGATGCGCCAGTTGCGCAGCACGCCGTCTTCCCACGCGGCCCAGAGGCCGGTCACGTTGTCGTGGGTCGGGTCGCTGGGCACCCAGTTGACCGGGTACGTAACGTCGCCGCCCTTCTTGATGCCGACGATGAACTCCTCCCAGTCGTCTGGGGAGTCGTGGGTCGTGGCGTCGATGGTGTCCCTCGAGAGCCCCGGACCCTTGAGGTCGCCCACCTCGACCACCTTGGTGAAGCTCTCCGTCTTCGGGGTCGCCGTGCCACCGCTACCGGCCGCACTCGCGGGGATGGCCGCGAACGTCGTGGCGTTGGCAATCTCGAAGGCGTCGTCCGCGACGATGCGCGTGACCAGGTAGTCGCCGTCCAGGTCGGGGGTGCCGCCGGACATCCCGGCGATGGTGACCTTGTTGCCGACGCGCAGGCCGTGGGCCGTGGCGGTCACCACCTTGGTGCAGTACGGGTCGACGGTGTTCGACTCGATGGTGATGGCCGAGCCCGCGTTCTCGTTGCCGTCACCCATCTGGAGCTGAGTCCCGTGGGCCTTCTTCGCCTTGGTGGCCATCAGTGCTTACCTCCGTGTCGTCGCGGCGTGCGCGGCTTCGATGAATGCTGCTGGGCTACGTGCCTCTCGATTGTCTCACGGTCGAGCGTGGCGAAGGAACAGCTACAGCAGCAGTAGTTGTCCTTGCCGTGCCAGGAGCCGACCGTGTACTCCTGCTCCCTCTTGCGACGAGCCATCAGTCGTCCTCCTCCTCTTCGACCCCCACTGTCACCGCGAACGTGTGCCCTATCCACATGGGCTTCCGGTGCGGGTCAGCGGGGGCGTGGACCACGGCTTCGCCTGCATCCAGACTGGCCGCGAACACCTGGTCGTCCAGCGTCGGGTTCTCGCGGAACAGGTCGACAAGTTGCCCGGCCAGGCCCTGCATCTCGACCCAGGGCTTGCGCACGTTCTGCGTCTCCAGGGGCAGGTACAATGCGCACTCGTAGCGGAGTTTCAGCAGGTAGCTGTCCTGACTCATGGGCTCCTGCTCGAAGCCGTCATAGACGACCACCAGTGCGGGCAGCGGACGGCCAATCTCGAACAGCGGGTAGTCGTAGGTCTTCCTCACGTCGACCACCTCGGTGAAGGCTCCCACGACCAGCGTCCCGATGGCTTCCGGGTCCACGTCAGCCACCCTTGGCGATGCGCTTGGCGATGTTCTCGGTCATCACGCGGAACTGCTTGGGAGCCTCGGCCGTCACCTTGCTCTTGGCAGCGACCATGTACCGCTTCGGCTTGATGCCCTTCTTGGCGATGGAGCGCGCCACGAGGAACGCGACCGAGCGCGCCTCCTCCTTGCTGGCGATGCGCTTCCTGACCACCCACGTCTCGAGGGCCGCGATGGGAGGGAACCAGCGCTTGCGCTTGGTCCACTGCGAGGCGTCTTCCTGCGCCCCGGCGTAGATGAGCTTGCTGCCGACGATGGCCTCTGACTCCCGGACCAGGCTGGCGCTGTTGGCTCGCCCAACGAACAGCGAGTCACGCAGCCTGCGCCTGTCTACGGGAGCGGCCTTGCTGGCGGCACTGGCCCCGATGTACTGAATCTTCTTCATGAGCCGCAGGGACTCGTCCCGACGGATGCTGTCCGCCCGAGCCAGTCCACGGATGAAGCCCTTGGGCTTGTACTCGATGAGCAGCCCCGTGCCAGCGTTAGTCACGCCACACCCGGCCTGAGAATGCGGTACGGCTCGAGCCACCCGCGCACGTTGCCGGGCATCTCGGCGGGTGACGTGTTGACCTCGCTGTCGTCCTGGGAGGTGTAGAGCGCCGGACCACCGCGCCACGTCACACGGCCCCACTCGAGAGCCGCGAGCCGGATGTCCTCTGGGCAGCCGGTGATGGCGGTCAATTCGTCGGGGTCATAGTCGGGGTCAGGAATGGTTTCCGGATTCCCGTCCGGCGGCACAGCGTCGGGGTCATGGTCGGGGTTCGGAATCGTCGGGTAGTCGGGGTTGGTGATGTACTCCTCAGACTCGGGGTCATCGGGGTCATAGTCGGGGTTGGCGATGAGCAGCGGTACACCGCGCTCCTGGAGCGCCCACCCCGCGCTGTAGATGACCGTGGTCCCCTGCGGATACGTGTACCACTCGCCCTCGAGACGGACGATGAAACCCTTGCTGGCGTAGAGCAGGTAGTCGGTCCCCTGGGTCAGCGTCGAACTGTTCTCGACCACCACGATGTCGTGGTCGTCGTCGACGACGACGGGGCGGTACGGCAGGATGATGCTGTCGCTACCGCCGTCGTCCAGATGGGTCAGGTCGGCCTGGATGACGACCGGCCGGTTGAGGTGCGACTCGACGGCACGGCACACGCCGTTCGTGATGCGGCGCAGCGTGTCCTGGTCGGTCACGTCGCGGTCCTCTTCGTCGGGCCTGGCGAGGATGTACTGATACAGCTCGTCCGGCAGGACGAAGACGTGCTCGTCGAGTCGCACCATCTCGTGCTCCCTACTTCTCGACCGCAGCCGACTTGTCGGCCTCGGTCGTTGCAGGCGGACCCTGGCTGACCGGAGGGTTGACCGGGCCGAGCCACTTGGGCTGCACGCCCTTGACCAGCTCCAGGTCCTTGCCCTCCACCACGGTGCCCTTCTCGAAGGTGCGCAGCACGCCGTCCGCGTCGAACCCGGAGAACGTCTTGCGCATCCTCATCTTCTTGGCAGTCGCCATGCCGCATCACTCCTTGGTTGTCGTCAGCCCTCAGGCTGTCGGTCAGTCGTCGACGTAGACGCCCATCACGAGGTAGCGCACCTCGGTGGTCGTCGCCAGCGCGCTGCCGGTTTTGTCGGCCAGGATGTCCTTGCCGGACACGAGCGGCTTGTCCATCAGCGTGCTGACGGGAGTGCCGCCCGTGCGCCCGACCCACGCCCCGTCCGTGCAGTCGGCCACGACGTGGCTGAGCACGACGCCGCTGGACGTCTCCTCGACCAAGCGCAGGAGCGTGGCCCCGGAGGCTGCGCCCGCGCACTTGAAGGCGGCGAACATCGGCAGGAACGACTTGCCGGTGACGCCGGGGACGATGACCGACGTCCCCGCGTTGACATCGGCGGTGGTCAGCGTGACATCGAACGTCTGGACGGACGCGGCCAGCAGGGCGTCCTTGGTGGCCTGCCCCTGGAGTTCCAGGTCGGCGATGGCTGCCTCGAGCGCGTTGCTCATCTGCTTCTCCTCTCGCGGTTGCGAGCATCACGACAGGGGGCCGGGCGCGAAGCCCGACCCCCTGCGCTCAGACTCAGGTGACGTTGTAGCCGTACGCCACGCCACCGACGAACGGGAAGCCGAGGTCGTAGCGGCTGAAGATGACGCCCTCGTACTGGTCGGTGCGGTTGATGGCCTCGACCGCCACGCGGAGGTCGCCCTTGCGGCCCACGACGATGCCCACCGCTTTGTTCACCAGGACGAAGGACTTCTTGACGTTGTTGCCGGGGGTCACGCCGTCGATGTAGCCAGCGGCGGCCGTCTTCGGCAGGCCGTCGCTGACCATGATGGGCGAGCCGAAGAACGAACCCAGCTCGCCGGTCAGGATGGTGGCCTTCGCTCCGTACTTATCCAGCGTCAGCACGTACTCGAGCTGGAGCATGTCATACAGCAGGTCGCGGTTGACGAACGTGAGGATGTCCGCAGGGTTGTCGCCGTACTTGCCCATCTTGAGCCGGACGGCGAGGTACTTGGCCTTATCGATGGCGGCGGCGGCGCTGGCGCTCTGGCCGCTGTTGGTGACGAGCGCCCACTTGACGAGGCCGTCCGTCTGGAGCCACGGGTCCTTGGCACCGGCCGTGGTGGTCGGGCTGGCCCCGTAGCAGTTGATGTTGCTGGT